GCGCGCGCCACTTGGCACGCAATGATCCGTGGATGGTCAGCGCGCTCAACAAGAGCGTGTCAAATGGCATCGCGACTGGCATCCAAGCCAAGGGAATCTGGGGCACGAAAGCCCACAAGGCCCAGGTCGCAGGCCTGTGGAAGCGCTGGGGGAAATACGCCGACGCTGATGGCGTACTGGACTGGTCCGGGCTCCAAGCGTTGGCCTGGCGGGAATGGAAGGAAGCCGGCGAGGTGTTCGCCCGTATCCGGTTCCGTCGTCCGGAGGACGGGCTGCCCGTTCCGCTACAGGTGCAGCTGATCGAGTCGGAACAGTGCCCGCAGCACTACTACGGTGTGGCCAGCACCGGCAATGCGATCCGCCAAGGCATCGAGTTCGATCGCATCGGTCGCCGTGTGGCCTATTGGATGTACCGCGAGCACCCGGGCGACTTCCATGTCGGGATCAACGGTAGTGAACTGGTCCGCGTGCCGGCCGAGCAGGTCATGCATCTTTACCGGCCCAACCGCGCCGGTGCCATCCGGGGTGTGCCGACCTCCGCGCCGGCGCTGCTGCGCATGTTCAACCTGGATCGCCTCGATGACGCGGTGCTGGAACGACAGGCGATCGCCAATCTGTTCGCGGGCTTCTTCACCACCCCTGAGCCCCAGGAAGACGCTGACGCAACGCCGCTGGGTGACTTGAGCACCGGCGATGATATCGACGGTACGCCGCTGGGCGGCCTCGAGCCGGCGACGATGCAGGAGCTGCCGCCGGGCTACAAGGTTGAGTTCGCCAATCCGCCCAGCGCCGGGTCCGACTACGCGGAGTTTCTGCGTGGACATCTGCTTGCGATCAGCGCGAGCCAGGACGTGCCCTACGAAGTGCTCACCGGCGACCTGCGCAACGTTTCCGACCGTGCCCTGCGCCTGATCCTCAACGAGTTCAGGCGCGTGATCGAGCAGGACCAGTGGCTCTACATGATCCCGATGTTCTGCCAGCGAGTGCGCGACGCCTTCTATGACCAGGCGGTGCTGGCAGGCCTGCTTCTGGTGCCTGGGTATGCCGAGCTGCGCGATGAAGTGACAGAGACCCTGTGGGTGCCGGAAGGCTGGCCGTGGAGCCACCCGGTGCAGGACGTTAGCGCAGAGCTGAAGGCTGTGCGGGCTGGCTTCAAGTCGCGCTCCAAGGTGGTGCTGGGGGCTGGCGAGGATCCCGAGCAGGTGGACGAAGAGAACGCGGCGGACAACCAGCGGACCGATGACAAGGGCCTGATCTACGACAGCGATCCCCGCCGTACCAATGGCTCAGGCGCGCTGCAAGGCGCTGTGGAAGACAAAGGCGCCGCCGGCGCCGTAGACCCCAATGAGGAAGACGATGAACAGTAAGCCCGGCCTTCTGGCCCGTATCTTCGGCCGCGGCAGCCGCGCGCCGGTCGTGTCGTCGCTCGCGGCGGTAGCGCTCAACAGTCCGCTACTGGTGCACCAGGTCCACGGCGAGGCCATCATCGGGGCTTACCTGACTGGCGAGGTCACCAGCGCTGACACCGAAATGCGCACCGAGCGTCTGGAGCTGCCTGACGCCGGCGACACCGTTGCGCCCGATCGCTCGCTGATCGGCGTCATCAACGTATCCGGCGCGCTGGTCAATCGGCCGATGCCCGGTCCCAGTGGTGCCGGCCCCATGAGCTATGCGGCGCTGCGCGGTACTTTCGACGAGCTGATCGAGGACGACCGGGTAGGCACCATCATCCTGCGTCTCGATTCGCCCGGCGGAATGGCCGCGGGCTGCTTCGACCTGGTGGATCACATCTACGCCGCCCGCGGTAAGAAGCCGATCTATGCACTGGTCGACGACAACGCGTATTCGGCCTGCTTCGCGCTGGCCACGGCCTGTGATGAGATCTGGATCAGCCGCACCGGCGGCGTCGGCTCGGTCGGCGTAGTGGCGTACCACTATGACTGGAGCGCAGCCGACGAACGCATGGGCCTGCGAGCAACGCCGATCTATGCCGGTTCCCGCAAGGTGGACCTCAGCCCTCACATGCCCCTGAGCGACGAGGCACGCGCCTCGGCGCAGGCGAACATTGATGGGCTTTACGGCATGTTCGTCGACACCGTGGCCCGCAACCTCAGCATCGATGCGGATGCGGTGCGTGCCACCGAGGCTGCGTGCTTCCGAGGGCAGGCGGCAGTCGATGCAGGCTTCGCCACGCGCCTTGGCACCTGGCACGACCTGCTGGCGCATGTCGGCGCTGAGGGAGCGCCGAGTTCTGCGGCGCCTGGTGATCCGGAGGTAGACGACGTCGAGGCGTCTGCTGCAACCGTAGAGCCGGTGGCTGCGCCGGGTGACGCTGCGGCAGCAGGGGCCGAGACGGCTGCCACGACGGCGTCTCCTGCGGCCGCCTTGGCGAGCGCCGTTGCCTGCAGTGACCTGCCCTCGGATATCGGAATCGCTCTGATTCGCCGCGGCGTCAAGGGCGAGGAAGGGGCAGAGGAAGCGCTCGCATACGCCGTCGCGGTGCAGGACGCATGCGCGGCCGCACTGCGGGAAGGTGCTTCGCTTGCGCCGGGCTTCATCAAGGAGAACACCGATCTGGCGACGGTCCGCACGCAGCTGCTGTCCATGAAAGCCACGGAAGGCGAGAGCACCCAGATCGTGACCACCACGCCGGCGGCGGATGCCGCGAAACAGGCCAACCCGGCGAAGGCCCAGCTGGATCCCAACCACATCTATCAAATGCGAGCGAGGTAAAGAAACATGGAAATCAACCTGAAGGGCGTGCGCAACGCCGAGTTCCTGCTGTCAGAGGCCGGCGGCCAGCGGAGCCGCGAACTGGTCGTGCTGCCGGCCGGCCAGGGCATGCTGCCGGCCGGGGCCCTGCTGAAGGCAGACAACACCGCGGCGGAAGATGGCGCCGAGGCAGTGAAGGTCCTCTATGGTGCGGTGGACACCGGTGAGCCCGGAACGGAGTTGCCGTCGAAGGGCACTGCGGTGGTGCGTGACGCCGAGGTGTTCGGCGAGATGCTTTCCTACGGTAACGCCACCGACGACCAGAAACTGCTCAGTGCGCTGAGCCTGGCCGAGTCCGGAATCATCGTGCGGTGGACCAAGAAGCCGGTTGCATCCAACACCGCCGACAATCTGAAGTTCTCCTCCGCTCCGGCCGCCGGCACGGCAGGTGTCGTCGTGGATCCGGTGGTGGCGCAGATCAAGGACATCTTCGGCGGCCTGGTCACTGGTAGCGCGGCGAGCGTGACGCTGGCAAAGGCCACCGGACCGGGCAACGTTGTCGGCGGTGGGGCGAAGGCTGCCGTCAACGGTGTGGTGACCTGGGACGCGGTGACGTTCTCGGCTGCGGGCGACTACACCCTGAAGATCACCGCCGCTGGCCTGGGCGAAGCCATCACCGAAACCATCACCATTGCCGCCGCTGGCGGCGCCTAACAGCCGCACCGCTTGCTTACCAAGGCCCCGCTCAGTCGGGGCCTTTTTCATTCCCCCGATCTACCACAGGACTCACCCACTATGGATCTGGCAACTCTGCTCGCACTGGGCGTACTGACCTTCGATCAGCTCAACGCCTACATCAACAACCTGCCGCGTATCCACACCCGGATCGCGGACATGAACCTGTTCCAGGAAGACGGCCTGGTCGGCACCACCATCGTCAAGGTCGGCCTGGCCGGCGACAAGCTGGTGCTGGTGCCGAACGTACCGCGCGGCTCGCCGGCTCAGCCCAAGGGCCTGGAGCGTGGCAAGGTCAAGCTGCTGGAGACCACCCACCTGCCGCAGCGCTCCACGGTGATGGCCGACCAGTTGCTGGGCGTGTATGACCCGGTCAACGACCCGGCGGGCACCAACGTGGCCTCGGTTGTGAACGCCTTGCAGGCCGTCCACAAGCGCGACCTGGACTACACCATCGAGTACCACCGCATCGGGGCGCTGCGCGGCGAGGTGCTGGACGCCGACGGCTCGACCATTGTCGATCTGTACGAGGAGTTCGGCGTTGAGCAGACCGTGCTGGGCCTCCAGCTCGGTACTGCTGATACCCGCGTGCGTGCCAAGGTGCTGGCGATCAAGCGCGAGATCGAAGCCAAGCTGGGCGGGGTGCCGCACCGTGGCATCCACGTCTTCTGCAGCGCCAGCTTCTTCGACGATCTGACCGAGCACAAGCAGGTGAAGGACGCCTACTCGCGCTGGCAGGACGGCGCCGCCCTGCGTGATGACATGCGCCAGGGCTTCACCTTCGCTGGCGTGACCTTCGAGGAGCTGCCGGGCGGCATCGGCGATAATCCGTTCATCCCGGACGGCGAAGCCATCGCGTTCCCGCTGGGCGTGCCGGACATGTTCATCACGCGCTTCGCCCCGGCCGACTACCTGGAAACCGTCCGTACCAAGGGCCTGCCGTACTACACCAAGACGGCCAAGCTGCGCATGGACAAGGGCATCGAGCTGGAAAGCCAGTCCAACCCCCTGAGCCTCAACACCCGCCCGGACGCGGTGGTGCGCCTGAAGCGTGGCGCGGACGACTCCGAAGAGTAAGCCGCCGGCACCCGGCCCGCATTGGCGGGCCGGGGAAGGGAGCAGACCATGGCCCAGATCAAGATCGGGGTGGATCCAGACGGGCTGTTCGATCGACAGCTGACCGAGCTGGAGACCCAGCAGATTCCTTTCGCCGCTCGCCAGGCGTCCAACGCCGTCGCCTTTGAGATCCGCGAGCGCTGGAAGCGCACGGCTCCGCGCGTCTTCGACAGACCCACGCCACTCACGGTCAACGCGGCCATGTACCGCAAGGCCACGAAGGAGCAGCCCTACGCGGAAATCTTCATCCGTGATGAAGCGTTCAAGGGCACGCCGCCAGCCAAGTACCTGCTCGCCGAGGTAGAGGGTGGTGAGCGTCGTAAGAAGGGGTTCGAGCGGCTGCTGCAGCAACGCGGCCTGCTTTCGCCTAGCCAGTTTGCGGTACTGGGCAGGGGTGCGAACGCCAACGCCTACGGGAATCTTCCTGCAGGCCAGATCACCAGAATCTTGTCCCAGCTGGGCGCATCACGCGACCAGTACCAGGACCAGACCGACGTCAGCACCAAGCGCCGGCGGCGGTCCAAGAAAAAGCGAGGCGGCGAGTACTTCGTGCTGCCCAAGCGTCGGGGCGCTCTGCGGCCCGGCATCTATGAGCGTATCGCTACCCCGTGGGGCTCGGCGGTGCGCTCTATCTTCATCTTTACCGGCACCGCCAAGTACCGGCCGCGCTACGACATCTTCGGCATGGCCGACGACACCTGGAAGAGGCTGATGCCGTTCTTCCTGAAGCGCGAGCTGGAGAAGGCCATGCAAACCGCCAGGCCAAGAGAATGAACCAGAAAGCGTTTCTCCAAGGCATCGACGCCCTCATGTTCGCCGCCTTCAAGGGAGCCGGAATCGCCGACGAGGCGACCTATCAGCACAGCGTGGCCACTCCCGTACCGGTGCCGTGCACCGCCCTCCACGACGAGGGGGTGCAGGACTTCGACGAGGAGGGGGTTGCGGTGAGCACGCCGTATAACCGCGTCACCCTGCAGCTGGCTGAAGTCTCGCCGCGAGGCGGTGGCATCGTGCAGATCGACGCAACAGGCCGTCGGCTGAAGCTCGAGCAGAAGATCCGCGGCGATGAGTCGTCGCAGGTCTGGGAGGTATCCAATGCATAGGCCGAGCCCGCGCCGTCGCTTGCTCGACGCCTTTGCCGAGTGCCTGTCGGTCATCTCGACCAACGACGGCTACAGGACCAACGTCGGTGCGGACTGGACGTTGGAGCCGCGTCCGGGTGACGCGACCAGCACCGGCGTTTTCACCGCGCTGATTGAAAAGCAGCAGCGCGCCGCTGACGCGGCTCAGGTGCAGACCCACCGTCTTACCACCGTAGCTGTCATCGCAAAGCTGCCGGCGGACACCGATCACCTGCAGGAGCGTCTGGACGATCTGGTAACCGACATCGAGATGGCGATGTCCCAGCAACAACGCAGGTTCCCGCCTGGCTTCACGTACCCCGTCTATCTCGGTATGGAACCGCTGATGCCGGAGTCGGCAGCCGCCGGCTGGGTGGGCGTTTCCGTGACCTACCAGTCCCACATCCCTAAGTAACCAGCCGCTCAGCGGCTTCACCGGAGAAACACCATGGCCAAAGATTACAGCTACCTGGGTAGCGGCATCATGCTGATCCGCGAATGGAACAGCGGCCAGCCGCTGGAAGAGATCGGCAACGTGTCGGCGTACAGCTTCTCGCCGCAGACCAACACCATCGAGCTGGCTGATGGGCAGAACCCGGGCGGCGGGCCGGCCAACAGCGTCGATCGCGTGACCGGCTACAACCTGTCCTACACCTTCCACGACTTCAAGCCCTCCAACTTCGCGCGCTCGCTGCGCGGCAAGGCCACGGCAGTGGCCGCCGCCACCCTCGCGGACGAAGCCGCAGCTGCCGCGATCGGTGCGTTCGTACCGCTGTCCCGGATCGCCGCCGAGGTCACCAGCGTCAAGAACACTGCCGGTACCACTACCTACGAGGCCGGCAAGGATTACCGCCTGGAGCGCGGCATGCTCTTCATCCCGGCCGGCTCGACGATTCCCGCGGCGGTGAACGGGGCGACCAACATCAAGGTCACCTACAAGCACGGCGCCATCGGCCGTGTGGAAGTTGGCGTCACGTCCCAGAAGTTCTACGAGATCCACTTCGTTGGCATCAACGAAGCCCAGGGCGGCAAGCTGGTCCGCGCGATCGCGCACAAGGTAAAGGGCGGCATGCTCAACGAGATGGGGCTGCTCGGCGACCAGTTCGCCGCCGGCACCGTCGCCGGTGCGCTGGTCAAGGATTCGGCCAAGGCCACCGGCCCGGACATCTCGCCCTACTTCTACTGGGAACAGGAGGAGTAAGGCATGGACGACTTCGACGTGGTGACGCCGCCGACGGCGCAGGTGTCGTTCCGTGGCGAGGTGCTGGAAGTGGGGCCGCTGCGACTGGAGCAGCTGTCCCCCTTCATCACGGCATCGCGTTCGATCATCGGACGCGTGGTGATGGCGGCGGGGCTGCTGGGCGAGGGCGCCCAGATGGAAAGCGGTGCCGTGGTGTTGGACCTGCTCGAGCAGGATGCTCCAGCATTCGCCTCGGCCCTCGCCATCGTCACCGATCGGCCGGCCGACTGGATCGCCAAGGGCACCGTGGATGAGGTGGCCAGCCTGGTGGAGGCGGTGGTCGCGTTGAACCGGGATTTTTTCGCCCGCCGGCTTCCGCACCTGGTGGCAAAGGTGGCGAAGCCGAAGATTCCGCCGATCACGGATGGGGAGACCTCATCCACCAGCTCATCGCCTGCGGACACCAGCGCCGCGACATCCTGACCTACACCCTGTCCCAACTGCGGGCCTTTGTCGCCGCTGCTGCCCGCGCCGAGCGCCAGCAGCGCGCAGGCATGGCGGTCGCCATGCGACTTGCCATGACGCCTGACCAAGCCGCGTGGGCGCAGTATCTGAAGGAGAACCTGCATGGCTGAGCCCACTGCCAATCTGCGTGTGCGCCTCAGTGCGGACATCGACGACATCAAGCAGGGCATGGCGGTCCTGCGCCGGGAGCTGCGGCAGACGCAGAGCGAAGCGTCGCGCCCACTGCCGAAGAACAACGGCATCGCCGAACTGGGCGTCAGCGCCGGCCAGACGCAGCAGGCACTGCGCCAGCTTCCTGCCCAATTCACCGACATCTTCACCAGCCTGCAGGGTGGGATGCCGTGGTTCACGGTGCTGGTGCAGCAGGGCGGCCAGATAAAGGACAGCTTCGGCGGTGTCGAGCCGGCGCTGAAGGGCGTGTCCTCGGCGGTGCTGGGCATGGTAACTCCCGTCACCGCGGCTGCCGCCGCCGTCGGCGTGCTGGTGTACGCCTGGTACGACGCCGAGAAGCAGCAGGAAGCCTACGTGCGGGCGCTGGTGCTGTCCCGTAATGAAGGCGAGGCAACCACGCTGAGCCTGATCAATCTGGCCAAGCGCACCACCGATGCGATGCAGGTCACTGCCGGCGCAGGTGCCGAAGTGGCTCAGGCGATTGGCGCCAACGGACAGGTCGCCGCCCAGAACATGCAGGCCGTGGCCAACGCAGCCATTGCAATGAAGGAGCTGACTGGCCAGGCCGTCGATGAGACGGTGGCCAACTACGGGAAGCTGGCCGACGCGCCGGTCAAGAACGCCCAGAAGCTTAATGAGCAGGTCAACTTCATGACCGTCGCGCTCTACGAGCAGATCAAGGCCTTGCAGGAGCAAGGGCGGAATCAGGACGCGGCCACCCTGATCACCAGAGCCGCCTCGGACGAAACGGTCATGGCACTGGCGAAGGTGCGTGCCAGCCAGAACCCCGTCATTCGCGGGTTCAAGGATTTGTTTGCTGAGGCCACCAAGGCGTGGGGGGCAATGCAGGCGAAGGCCGGATTTGGCGCAGCCGGTGCCCAGATGCAGGAGATGTTGGCCCGCAATCAGACCGATTTGGCACGGCTCAATCAGCTCAGTGCGCTGCCGGGGGCGAGCCGCAGCTACATTTCCCAGCTCGAGAACGACATCAAGGAGCGGTCGGCCAAGATCAAGGCCATCGCCGCTGACGTGGCGAAAGAGCGCAAGGATGCCGAAGTGAAGGCGGCGCAGGCCGTATCAGCCGACTACGTCAGCGCCGTGGACGCCATCATCGACGCAGAGGCCAGCAAGGAAGATAAGAAGCGCCGGGAAATCGCCCAAGTCGCCGGCCAGGCCGATCAGGCCATTCGACGCGCCCAGGCAGCCAACCTTCTGAAGGAGGTGGCCACGCTCGAGGACAAGAAAGCTCAGGCCCTGGCCGCGATCGAGAAGAAGTACGAAGAGAAGAAGCCAAAGGGCGGCAGCACGGCCAACGCGTCGCGCGCTGCAGGGCTGCAGGGCTACCGCGATGACTTGCTGCAGGAACAGGCCACCATCACGGCCGGCACCCAGTTGCTGCGTGCGCAGTATTCCGCCCGTGAGATCACGGCCACGGAGTACTACCGCCGGATGCGTGACCTGGCGCAGGCCAGCACGGATGCCGAGGCGCGCTCGCTCGAGCGACAGATCGCCTTCCTGAAGCAGCAGAACGTCGCTGGCAAGGACGGCATCAACGTCAGCCGGCAGCTGGGTGACCTCGAGGCGCGCTTGGCCAAGGTGCGCACCGAAGGCGCGGGCAAGCTGGAGGTGCTGAGCAAGGAAGAGGAAACGGCCGCCAACACTCGGACAAACGTCATTGAGGCCTACGCCAATGCACTGGAGGCGAGCAACAAAGCGCTTGAGCGGCAGATGCAGGCCGTTGCAGGCCGAGTGGGCATGGGTGAGCGCGAGTATGAGATCCAGCAACGCATCAACGATGCCTACGCCGACCAAGCGGACAAGGAGCGCGAACTCCAGTTGCAGCTTAACGCGAGGCAGATCGACGAGGGGACTTTTGCGGAAGAGAAGGCCGTGCTGCTGGCGAAGACCACCGATCGCCTACAGATCGTGCGTGATGGGTATGCCGAGCTGGCAGCAGCGGAGGCGGATTGGCTCAATGGTGCGCGCGCTGCATGGGCGGATTACCAGCAGCAGGCGACCAATGCGGCCGAGCAGCTGGGCATGGCCGCGGCGAACGTGTTCAGTGGAATGGAAGATGCCTGGACGAAGTTCACCACCGGGGGAAAGCTCAGCTTCTCGGATCTCACACGCTCCGTGATCGCTGATCTGTCCCGCATCGCCTTCCGCCAGGCGGCGATGGGCATGACGGACTGGATCGGGGGCACTTTCTCCGCGTTCACTGGTGGTGTGACTGCCGCTGGCAACGCCGCGGTAACGGCGGGCACGCAGAGCATCAACAATGACCTGTTCAAGCGCCGGGGACCGGGCTTCGACACCGGCGGCTACACCGGGCCAGGCGGTATCCATGAGCCTGCAGGCATCGTGCACAAGGGAGAGGTGGTCTGGTCGCAGGCCGATGTCGCCCGGGCCGGCGGCGTTGGGATCGTTGAAGCAATGCGCCGTGGGCTGATGGGCTACGCGACGGGCGGCGCAGTGGGCGGCGGCAATCCTTCCGTGGCTGGATTCGGCGCACTCAACGTCATCTTCAAGAACGCACCGGCCGGCACAACGGCGACCGCCACGCGTGGGCCGGGCGGTGTCGATGTCGAGGTGTTGCTTGGCCAGCTCGATGATGCGCTCGGCGGGCGCATCGCCAGTGGCACCGGTACCACCTACGGGGCCATGCGGGGCCGGTTTGGCTTGGAGGACACGCTCTGATGGCACAGCTTCCCAGCACCGCCTTGGTGATGTTCAGCAACCTGCAGAACGGCTTCCATCCGTCTGTCCAGCGGGATGAGATGGAGCGCGGCCCGGCAAAGGAAAGGGTCCTCAACAGCACGGTCGCCATGACACAGGCCCTCTCGCTGTACTTCGAGACCCTTGCCGCCGCCGACGAGTTCGAGGCCTGGTACTTCGATGTGATCGGCCGGATTGGGTGGTTCACCATGCGCCATCCGTATCGCGGCACCACCATCACCGTCCGCTTCATCAGGGGCGATATCGGCCAGCTGGTCCCCGACCAGCACGGCCTGGGCGACTACCGGCGCGACACCGTCGTGGAGTACATGCGATGAGCACTTTTACCGAGCGGCGCCAGCGCGTCACGGACCCGGTAGGCACCTTGGCCCTGCTGGAGGTCTCGGCACCTTCATTTGCCGAGACCCTGCGCATCTGCAACGACCAGCGGGACTGGGTCAGTCGGGGCCTGACGTTCATTGGCGCGCAGTTCGGGTTCAAGCTGCCCGATGACGTCAACGGGCAGGCCCCGCGCGCGCAGCTGGTAATCAGCAACGTCGGCCGGGCCATCACCGAGGACCTCGAGCGGTTGGCACCTGGTGAGCTGGTCACGGCGCGCCTGATGATCACCGACCGGGCAGACGTGAACGTCATCGAGCAGGATCACTTCCTGCCGATGATGACCGTATCGGTGACCCCGCAGGCTGCCACCTCCGCTTGCGGGGTGGACTTCTTCACACGGCAGCAGGCCGTTCGGTTGCGCTTCAACGCGCACATCGCCCCGGGCATCTACTGATGCGGCCGTCAGATGTCGAGCCGTTCACGCTCATCCCCTACGACCTTGATTCAGCCGATTGCGCGGACCTGGTGGTGAGGGTCCAGCGCGAACTCTTCGGTCGGCACGTCGAGATACCCAGCCGCCGGCCGCGCGGCGCGCGCGGGGAGGCCGAGCTGGGGGCGCTCTCCCGGCCCTATGCGCGATTGCGGGAGGGACCGCCGCAGGACGGCGATCTGGTCCTGATGTTCGACCACGGACAACGAAACCCCGGCCATGCCGGGGTTTTCTTCTTTCTGGCCCATGAGGGCTGGGTACTCCACAGCAACGAGCGCCACGGGTGCAGCGTCCTGCACCGCGCGCGTGAACTGCAGGGCTTTGGCCTGCGCATCGAAGGAATCTACGAATGGGTCTGATGGCACAGCGTAAGCGCCCAAGGAGCGCGACATGCTGCTGAACTGGTCAGTCCTATACGAGGCATGTCCAAGTGAAAACGTTGGCGGGGTAATCCAGCGTCAAGCTGCCGTGCCGTAGCAAACCTCGCCCCAGAATCACCGGATAGGCAGGATGGGAATGAGCATCATCTTGGCCCGCTAAATCTGCTCCAACAGGGATTTGGAATCCGTCGACAGAGGCGATGACCAACACCGCATCGTGCAGGTTTGTCACGGTGGCTCCAGTCGCCCCTTTGTGATTGACGGAGCGACGTATTGGAGCCCCGACCGCCTGAAGTATCCGCCGTGACGCTACGCAGTAATCCGCCCCCGTATCGATCAGCGCTTGGCAACTGATCTCTAGGCTCGCGTTAGACGGCGAGCGAACCACGACATCCACAACCGGGATGCAATCCGACTGCGCCTCCTTACTGGGGCTGGTCGGGTTTCCGTTTCGGTCGACAAACCTTATCGGGACAACTCTCAGTGACTTCATCCGCGTATGCCTTGGCTGATAAATTGGATGTTAGCCTGACGGGCCGGCTCATCGTCACCCCGCACCCGGTGTTGGTCGATGGTCAGCGCAACCAGCCAGCGGACCTGCGCCCGGGCGAATCCCTGTGCGCCTTCCTGCATCGTCACGTCACCGACCTGGATTACCAGGACTGGGTGGTCCTGATCGGTGGCCGCGCCGTCCCGCGTGACATGTGGCCCTTCGTGTACCCCAAGCATGGGCAGGTGATCGAGGCCCGTGGAGCTGTGGGCCGCTCCGCCGTTGCGCTGGTGGCCACCCTGGCGCTGACTTACTTCACCTTCGGCTTCGGCACGTTGGCGACCTGGGGCGCCGGCGCCGCGGTGCAGGGGCTTGGCGCCGCTGCCGCAACCGGTATCTACATGGCCGGATCCGTGCTCATCAACCGCGTGCTGCAGCCCAAGCAGCCGAAGCAGAGTGCTCCCGGCCAGTCGGCGTACTCGATCGCGGCCGGCCGCAACCGTGCTCGCCACGACCAGCCGGTGGGCCTGCTGATCGGGTCGATGCGCATCGCGCCGGACTTGATCAGCAACTACTACACCCATTACGAGGGTGACGACCAGTTCCTGTCGTTCGTGCTGACCCCCGGGTTGAACGTGCATAGCGTGGAACAGCTCTACAACGGCGATGCACTGCTGTCGTCCTTCGAAGGGGTGCGCGTGTGGCATAACGGCTTCGCCGGGATGCCCAGCGCGGAGATCCCGCTGCACAGCAACGCCGATGTGACCGACGGCGGCACCTTGCTGGATACCAGCAACGACCCCAAGCATCAGCCGAGCGCGTGGGTGCAGCGCACCAGCTCCGCCGGCAGCATCCGTCTGATGGTAGGCGTGGAGTTCCAGATCTGGGACCGGTCCACGAAGGGCAAGGACAAGCAGAACAGCGACCAGATCCAGATCCAGTACCGCGCTGCCGGCACGGTCAACTGGCAGGTGTTCGGCAATTACAACGTCCGCGGCACCAACAACAAGAGCCAGCGTGCCAGTTATGCGATCGACGTGCCCGAGGGGCAGTATGACGTGCGCGTGCGCGTGGCTGGCAACAACACTGACGGCTCGGGCGCTGAAGCGTCGTTCGTTTGGACCACGCTGACCAGCGTTCAGCGCGACACGGCGAGCTACGTCGGGATTCCGCGCATCGGCATCCGCATGCAGGCCAACGGGCAGCTCAACGGCGCTCCGGACGAAATCCGCTGCGTCGCCCATTCCATGCCGATTCCCGTCTGGACGGGCACGGAGTGGGTGACCCAGCGCACCAGCAATGCGGGGGCGTGGATCCTCGCCTATGCCCGTGGCATCTACGCGCCTGACCCCACCGCACCAGGTGGGCGCGCGCTGGTCGCCGGCATGGGTCTACCCGAACGGCAGATCGATCTCGAGGGCCTCAAGGCCTTCATGCTCCACTGTGCCGCCAACAATTTCACCTACAACAACTGGATCACGGATGTCCGCAGCCACCAGCAGGTGCTGGACGTGCTGGCGCTGGCCGGCTTCGGGCAGATCAGCTGGCCGCGCGGGCGACTGTCCGTTGGCTGGGCTGCCGATGAGCAGCCGCTGTCGGGCGTGGTCAACATGGCCACGATCAAGAAAGGGCAGTTCCAGGTCGACTACACCCTGACCAACGGCGCCGACGGCATCGAGTACACCTACCTGGACAGCGCGACCTGGCAGCCCAAGACGCTGCGCGTGCCTGCCCCAGGCGTCACCACCATGCTCAACCCGGCCCAGGTGACGGGCGAGGGCGTAACCACCGAGGCGCACGCCGTGATGCTGGCCCGCTGGCACCTGGCGCAGAGCCTGTACCAGTACAAGGTGATCAGCTACAGCACCGATATCGAACACCTGTCGTACAGCCGGATGTCGATGCTGGCGCTGCAGCACGACATGACGCAGTGGGGCTTCGGTGGGCGAATCAAGGGCGCTTCGATCACAGGCGGCAGGGCCACCCTGCAGCTTGACGAGCCCGTGCCGGCGCCCGCGCAGGGCAACGCCTTCGTTGGCCTGCGCATCCCGGGAGAGCGCGTGTACCGCGTGCTGCGTGTACAGCCCTTTGCCGGCACCAGCGACACCCTTGTGCTGGCCGATGGCTGGCCTGCCGATGCAGCCCTGCCGGGCAACAGCGAGGCCAACCCGGCCTGGGACACGCTGTGGATCTACGACTTCAAGCAGACCCCGGGCCTGCGCGTGCGCGTGACCAGCATCCGGCCCGAGAGTGACCTGAAGGGTGCCGCGGTCGAAGTGGTAGCGGAGAGCACGCAGTTCTGGCAGTACGTGAAGACCGGAGAGTACGTCCGGGATCCGAACGAATCCCTGCTGCAGACCCGGCCGGTGGCCAGCGACCTGAAGATCACCGAGCGCCAGGTGGTGCAGGGCGATACCGAGTACACCGAGCTGCAGGCCAGCTTCGCCATCACCGGCCCGGTGGGCGACACCGTGGTGCTTTCCGACCTGGACGGCAATGCGGCGCTAGAGGAAGTGGCCAGGACCGTCACCCGCAACGCGACGTGGCGGATCCCAGGCGCTGGCACGTACCCGATCACCGTGCGGCCGTACAGCCCGGATGGCAACGCCGGTGTGGCGGCCTCCGTTATCTATACGACCCGGGGCGCCGACGCCCCGCCGGTGCTGGTGGACATCTTCGACGTCGAGCAGCTGAGCGGCGGTGTGCGCCGCTACACCTGGGGCTTCCTCGGCGAGACCATCCAGTCCGCCAACTTCGCCGGCGTGGAGATCCGCTATATCGCCGGCACCGTGGTCACGCCGGACTGGGATGCGATGACGCCGGTCGGTGACGACGGCTACCACGCCTCGGCCTTCGAGGCCGTGCTGCCGCCGGCAGGCGAGTGGACCTTTGCATGCCGGTCGCGCAACACCGCCGGCACGCTTTCCGCCGGCATGCGGGTGCTGGCCAAGACCCTGCAGGCCAACTTGGGAGAGGTGATCGGCGGGATCGAGGGTTCGCTCGAGGAGCAGATCCAGAAGCAGGTCGAGCAGCAGCAACAGATCGACCGCGATCGCGCCGACAGCATCGCACGCGATGCCGCTGAGGCTGCTGAGCGGGTTGCTGCCTTCGCCCAGGCGCAGGTGAACCTGGTCAACGAATCGGCCCTGCGCCTTGCGGACGTCCAAAGCGTCCGCGATCGCGTGGTCGCCGTAGCAGAGGCCGTGGAGGATGAGGAGGCCGCCCGGATCCAAGCGCTGCTCAACGCCAAGCTGGATTGGAAGGCTGATATCGCGGTGGAGGCCACCGCGCGGCAGACCGATGTCGAGTCGCTGGCGCGGCAGGTGTCGTCGGTCGCCGCCGGCAGCGGCACGCAGTTCGATTCGCTGAAAATCTGGCACTTCAACACCGCCGTTGATGGATGGAGCGGCAACGGCAATCCCACGGCGGTTGATGGCAAACTGCGCCCGGCCAACCAGACATCCAACCCCTACGTGATGTCGCCCGATCTGCTTGCTACTGATGGGAACGCCTATCGCTTCATCAAGCTGCGGTTGTTCCGCGTGGGCACGCCGTCGTGGAAGGGCAAGCTGTACTGGACCACTGACGCTGATACCACGTTCAACGAAACGAAGTCGGTCACCATTCCGGAACCGCAGTTCGACGCCAACGGCGTTGCCACGGTGGACATTGACAACATCCCGTGGAACGGGGCTTCGCCTGTTCGTCGCATCATGGTTGCACTTACCAACGTGCAGAGTGCCAGCGGCTACGTGATGTACGACTACATTGCCATCGGCCGCCCGACGCCCGGTGCCAGCGTTGCGCTCGTCCAGCAGGAGACCCTTGCGCGCCAGACCGCTGATGCCACCGAGGCGACCCAGCGCAACACGCTGGCGGTGCAGCTGCGCGGCGACTATACGGGCAACGACGCCGCTGCCGCGCAGGGGATGATCGGGCAAGTCAACTCGGCGCGCATCGAGGGCGACCGGATCATCACCGAGCGCACCAACCTGATCGAGGGGCGCCTGCCTGCCGGCAACGGTCAGCTGGCCAGCCAGGCAGAGGTCGCCGCGGTAGATCGGGCCAGCGTCGATCGAGACAATGCCAACGCGCTGTCCATCAACAACGTCAAGAGCGGCCTGGACGGCGTGCTGCGCAGCTTCAACGCCATCCCCAATGGCACCTTCGATGCGGACGTGGCCAGCTGGGTGGCCTCTGGTGCCGGCAGCTCCTTCAGCTGGGACCCTGCCGAGAAAGCGCTGCGGTCGGGCCCCGGTTCAATCCGAGTGGTGAACCCCACGCCGATCTCGGTAAACCCGGGCGATGCGATCACGGTCACCTTCCGGACCAGAAGCAGCGATGACATCACCGGAACCGACTCAGTGTCGGTGGGCTTCATTTCCAGCCTGGCCAACCCCACCGGCTGGGTGCAGAGCTGGAGCAACTGGATCAACGCTGTCGGTGGCACATGGATTAACCGTTCCTACACCTGGACCGTTCCCAGCACCTTCAACCCTCAGCAGCTCTACCTGCGCTTCGCCGCCGGCAGCATCCGTCCGCTCGCCACCGCCTATGTGCTGATTGATGACGTGGTCGTGCAGACTCCGGGCAGCATCGGTGACCTGCAGAACCGAGTTGCTGCGAACTCCCAGGCCACCGCAGCGCTCACCACTGACGTGAGCAACGTCAAAGGGCAGGTGACGGCCCAAGGCGCGGCGCTGAGCCAGACCCAGCAAGAGGTAGCGGGCAAGGCGTCCAACGCGTCCCTACAGAGCCTGACGGGGCGCGTGGACGTGCACGATGGCCAGATCAGCAGCCAAGGTACGGCGATGACCGCCGTGCAGTCGCAGTTGGGCAACATCGGCGGCGACAACATGCTGCCAAACAGCAGCTTCGAAGTGCGCGCAACTGATACGGCGTCCCCTACCGGATGGGTCATTGAGGGAACTATTCCAAGCGGCATCAGCCTGTCCTATGTTGACTCCCCGCTTTCTGGTGGTGGCAAGGCATTCCGGCTGTCCGGGACCACGACCGCCGCCAATCAGTACCTTGGCTTGGCGTCGCCGAATACTTTTGCCGAAAAGTTCAAAGCGCAACCTAACAAGCCTTACGTACTCAGTAGCAACATCCGTGCCGTTGCGGGTGCCAACGTCCAGATGTTCATTCAGTTCGTGAACGCATC